GAAGCGGCGGCCTGGGCGTCGTGTTGATTCCTTCTTGATCTGGCTCCGTGCCCTCTACTGTAGACATCCCGATCTTCCCCATATCGTCGATCCAGGGCTGAAGCCGCTTGCGCTCTTCGGGATTCGCGATGTAGCGTTGCACGATGACGGCAGCCTGCTCCCGTGGAATTGTTGCCAGAGTGTATCCCTTCTTCCGCAACTCGTCGATATCGGAAATGTTGTACGGGTCGCGGGGGTTGTCCGGCAGAGCCTTCGCCTGTAGCGGACCCGGCAGGTTGTTTTGCCACAGATGCGTGTCCTCGTGGCCGATGATCTGTGTCGGGGCCTGCTCGAAGCGCGCCGGATCGTTGATCTCGACCGTATTCGGATCGTGGGCCTCTACCGATGCGATGACTCCCTGGCCATTCGGGGCCGTCGATGGCTGTCCAGGGACATAGCGAACATTCAGGGCGTCGGCGATGCGCTGCACCTCTGGCGGCAGGGAAGCTTCCGCGCCTTCGGGTAGAAGCCTTGTCGCGTTATTGCCGGAGGGCGGCTCCCCTGAATTTCCAGTATCTGTCCCGATGGATAAAGGAGCTCCGCTACGCATCTCTGCGCTCTTTTTCCGGAGTTGCTGCGTCTTCGGGCCAGAAACAGTATTTCCAGCGGCAGCTAGCGCAGCGATAGCCGTATGCAATTCTGCGGGAGTCTTTGCCGACTCCACCGCTTTCAGGGCCTCAACGCCTTCCGTTTTGGTCATTACGCTGACCAATGAGCGTTCGCCGATGGATTGCAGGATAAAGCCAATTCCGGCGCCCATCTCCGCTCCGCGGAGAATAGACCCGCCTGATAGAAGCTCTGCCCCCGCACCGATGCCCGCGCCGATCACCGGACCCCTGAATCCCCTTACCGCATGAGTCAATCCGCGAGCAAATGACATCGACTCGCCGGAACCTTTGCCCACCGGGGTCTTCTGGATTCGGTCGAGAATATCGGCCGCCTGGCGAAGATTCTTGATCTGATCCTGAGTAAATGCGTCCTGCAGCACGCCATCATCCGCAAGGGTATTCAGCTTGCCGACAAGACTTGCCCCCTGAAGTTTTGTGGGTACCTTGCTTAGATTCGGAGCTTGGGCCGATGCGGGGGTGCCCTTGGTCGCATCCTTGATCGCATTCGCCACCTCGATCCGCGCATGACCTTCCCGCCAGAGCCGGTTGGCCTCCGACCAGCTCTTTTCGAGCCCTGTTCCCTTGAGTGCGGCGTCGATATTCGCGTCCATGCTCTTGACTTCGTTCCCGATAGCAAACCGGGTCGCGCCGTCCGTAGCGGAACGCTGCATCTTCAGGAGCTGCGAGCGCACCATCCGATACGCCCTCAGTGGCGTGCTATTGCCCGAATCGTCAATGATTCCCTCGTCTACCAGTTTCTGCCAGCGTTCGGGGTGCGTCTCCCTGGAAATACGTGTCCCGCCCCACTGGATAGACCCATCCTTGTCGGGCCTGATCTTGCTAATGTCGCCCGTCTCATCTGCAACATTGACGCCCAGCTTACGCGCCTTGCCGATGGCGTCCTGGACGATCTTCGATACACCTTGAAAGCTGTCGGGGACCGTTGCCAGTGAATTGTCTAGGTTGTCGTAGAGGGGCGCGGCCTTGGTAAAGGATGCCGTAGCTGCGTCGTCTACGACGCCCCCGGCCTCTTCCTGCATTGGCCCGATAAATCCCGAGGCTTGCTGCGCGGTATTCTTAATCGCGTTTTTGGTAGCCTCTTGCTGCGCGCCTTCCAGCTTCTCGAATTTTGCGTTGCCAGCGCCGGAACGCTTGAGCCCCGTTTGTGTACGCCCCGCCGCGCTATCGGGTTCGGCCTCGCCCACGGCAACAGGAATCTTCTCGCCTGCTATCTCGACCGCGCGCGGAGCGTACTTCGCCCGAATGCTACGCAGCTTGCTCGTAGCCGTTCCCGGCGCGCGAGCGAGCGTATCGAGCACGGCGGTTTGCCCAATGAGGGATTCGGCGGTTTCAAGCGGATGATGCACCAATTGATCCGCCGTCTCCTGCCCCACGGTTGGCTTACCGCGCAACTGATCGGCCAGCATTCCCACTGGAGTTGCCCGCAAAGCGGTTGATGCGATTCCGGTAGCCGTGTCTTCGGGATGCAGGACTACGCTCAAGCCGGCAGCGCCGATATTGCCTACCCCCTTTTCTATTTCGCGCCCTACATCGGCGGCGGAGTGCGGCATCTGGTGAGGCTCAATGCGGGTGTAGGGGTCTACCGCCGCTTCGTATCGTTCGGTCAGGGATGGCTTTCCTTGTGCCCGCAAATCATTGCTGTACCGCTTGAGCGGAACCGCGCCCATCGAATAGCCGCCCTGGATCGCGCCCGGCACCTTGCTATAGGGAACGCTGATGGTTCCCGAGGGGCCAGCCATCTCGTACAGCCCTTCGCTATGCGGATTCGAGGTGTAGTCCGGCTGCGCGGGAGCGGGGGTTGCAGTGGAATTGGACGCATCCTGCGCAATCGCAGCATAGGGATCGGCGCTGCTTGCCGGGGTAGCGGAAGTCTTACCTGGAACCACAACCCGCCCATCATGCGTAACAAGTGCTGGCCATTGCGACTCGTCGCCTACCCAGTGCGGGGCGTCATGGGTGGCATACATCGATTCGTTCGAGAATGTCGCATCATAGGGCGTCTTCCACTTGTCGGAGAAATGCAGCTTATGATCGACGGGGTTGATTCCTGTCGATGCGTCCGGGTCTCCGGACTGCGCACCTTTCCAGAATCCGCGCATGTCGTAGCCGCGCTCCGAATCGCGCCAGTTGACCTTATTGTCCTTCACCCACTGCTGGAACCTGGTTTCATCTGCGGGAGGAAGAGTGGTCAGATATGGTCCGGGCTTGGCCCATTGCTGATTGAATGCATAGGCAACAGATTCCGGCTCATCCTCCGGATTTTGATAGGTATTCAGAGGCTTCGGCGTACTGTCGCCTTGCGGAACGGCGGGCGTGGCAATAGATGCGTAAGGGTCTGTCTCGCCCATTAGGGTACCGCCAGATAATGGTGTGCCTGGATATCGGCGCGCACTTGGGCTTCCGTCTTGCCCTTGTTCTGCGGCATACTCATCGCCTGCCTGACCGAAACCCGCTTGCCGCTTCTCAGCAGCTTCGCCTTCGGGGTAACCGGCGTGCGCGGAACTTCCTGCGCGGGCGTCGGATTCAGCACGTCCCCGAACGATGCCTGCATCTGCTGGAGCGTATCCAGCTCAGAGGCGGTCACGACCGGAGCCAGGCTGACCATGTTCTGAATCTGCTCCGGGCTGAGCACGACGCCCGAGAGAACGCCGTCTTGATCGAAGTTCTTAGTGATCTTCTCTAGCCAGGGCTGCGAGGCGGCCGCTTCATCGAAGAGCGCCTTGGTGGGCCGCATGGCCGCTCCCGGCTGGTGCGTCGTCATGGCGATATGGTCGGCCAGGATGGCCACTTGCGCTTGCTGGTTTCCTCCTAGGGCTGCCGGCATGAGCGATTGCATCTTCGATTGCAAATCCTTCGCGCCGTAATACTGCTGTTGCTGCTTGGCGATCATCGCCTGCGCTGGGCGCACCGCATTCATCGAGAGCATGTTCTGGAATGTGTAGATGGCCCGCTGGTTCGCCGCCGCAAGCGATTTCTGCTGCCGATTTTCGAGTTCCGCCCATTCCTCCTGCCGCTTCTTCTCCTCCGCGTCCGTCTTGTCCTTGAGGGCCTTCGACAGCACGTTCCACGTCTCTTTGACCTCCGGCGGGGTCTTCGGATCGTTCATTTGGCTGGCGAGGTAAACCTTTCCGTCCGGAGTCTTCACCCCGTAAGGCACTCCCGCCTTCTCCAGCGGCTCCACTTCAGGCTTGGTCGAGGAGCTTCCCGGAACAACCGCCTGCGCTCCCGGCGGGTGGGATTGCGGGTCTGCCGCGTCATAATATTGCGTCTCGCCATTGGGCAGACGGTAGAGCTTAAGGTCGGGTTTCTCCTTGGCCGCCAGTGGATTGATCTGCTCCCTGCGCAGCTCGCCCACCTGCTCCGGGGTTGCTCCCGCCTGCTCGGCCTCCCCAACCTTCTGCAGAATCGGATTCACCGGAGTGGCCTGGACTGTAGCGGCTACTTGGTCATTGCCCTGCTGGTAGTAGCGGTTGACCTTGTTCGATTGCACTTCCCGCGCATGATGGGCCAGATCGCGGGCGATGTGCAGCTTGTCGAGCGCCCGGTCGGCTAGGTAGCCCAATCCGTGCGGGTCTTCGGGCGGAGGAGGATGGAGAATCATCCGCATCTTGCCGATAATGTCTGCAGTCGCGTCGTGCGCTGCCGAGTATTCCTGCTCTTTTCCGGCAAGAGGCTTGGTCGGATCGTTGGGATCGGCGTAGAGCGCGAGCCGGGTCCGCTGCGCTTGCAGGGCTTGCGAGAGCGGCGCGAGAGATTGCTGCCGGTCCTGGTCCTGAGTCTGCCAGCGTTGGTTTTGCAGGTCTTGGGCGCGTTCGGCAAAGATAGGATTCGCCATATCAGCTCCCGAAGGCTCCCGCAACAGAATCCAGGCCCTGAGACAGGCCCTTGCCGATTCCTGGGAACCCAGCCACCATACCGGCGGTGTCCCCAATACTGCTAAAGATGTCGTTCCACTTTGCCGCCCGCTGTTGCTGCATGGTGTTGGCCTCGCCAAACGCCGTCCCGAAGCCGCTCATGCCCATGCCGAGCAGGTTCTGGCCTGTGTTGTTGAGGCCGGATACCGCCGATCCGGTGAGCGAACTAATCATATCGTTGATGCTGGAGCGCGTATTGTCGCCGATGGTCTGCGCGGTCGCGTTTGTCCCGCCGCCCCGGTTGCCGAACTGCGCCAGCGTCTGCTTCTTTTGCTGGCCCTGGCCCTGAATCGCCCTGATTTGCGGGCCGAGCACCTGCCCGATCTTCGCCGGGTCGCCCGAGAGGATGCTTTTCATAAAGTCGCTGCTTGCCGTCAGGTCGCCTTCGCCCGCATTGGCCGCGAAACCAGAGGTAGAGGTGAGGTTGCCGTACTGCGTATTCTCCTGCGTGGACGGCCCTTGGTCGATTCCAAACACGATATCCTCCCTTGCTTGCCGTGATTCTACTCCTGTATCCTATTGCGCCTTCAAAGTTTTACGGCGCGGCCCTATCTCTGTCCGAATCCCGTGCCGTTTCGCGCAGGCATACCAATCCTGAGCGATGCAGCTCTGCGCTTCGGGCAGAGATATCGTTCCCGCGCATACCATGCGATGCAGCGCGTTCTCCACGATGTCCTTCTGCTTCGCTCCGCCGTGGGGCAAGTACATCTCAGGCCACAAATTCTCGATCTGATTCGAGCCTGCCAATTCCAGAGAAATAAGGTGGTCGATTTCGTACTTCCGCCCCGTGCAATCCTTCGCCGCGATGCCGTACTCCGTGCAGACCTTACGCTTCAGGCTGGCGCTGACTCTGCGGTATGCCGCCGTGCGGAACGATGCCGCGCAAAGCTCATCCTTGCCCAGCCGCGCGTTCGCCGCCCCCGGAGTGGCGCGGAGATCGTTCAGCACCGCAACGCTGTCATGGCGGTACCGCGCCGCGGCAGCGTGAGCGGCCGTAGCCAGCAGAAGCAATAGCGATAGCATCCTCATCCCAGCGCGTACTCGTACCAGAAAGTATTGGTGTTGGTTCCCGTGTCGTGCCGCGCAGCCAGGAATTCGTTGGGCAAGTGCAGGCCAATGCCAGACACCGGCTGCGTGCCGCTCACCGCCTGCGACATTTCCCACTGCGCCAAGAGCGGGGGAACGTTCGTGTCGCCCTGGGTGATGATCGTTCCGGCTGCAGTGTTGGTGATGCCGACCGCAACCCACTTGCACTTGTTGGAATTGTTGAGAACGGAATACGCAATGGGTGGCGTGGCGCTGCTCACGGTCGTGCTCCGCGTGGCGGGGGCCGTGAACAGGTTGGCCGATACCGTGCAGGCAATCGCCGAAGAGTATTCGATCCAGCTTGCAATCGTGCCCGTGCCGGTATTCGTCACCTTGTAAAAGTAGCTAGGCGGCACCAGGAATAAGACAGAATTGCCCGTCGTGATGATCGTCTGCTGCTGAAAGGTTTGCACCACCGGCGTGCTTGCGCTGTCCACGAAGACGGCGAGCGAGTTCGTCGCGGTCGTGTTGGTCGTGAATACCTGCACCAGCATGAAACCCGTGCCGGTGTTCTGCGCCGCGGTCCCGAGCGTCCTGGAGCCGGATAAGTTGCCGCTCGATGTCCAAGTGCCGGTGTTGAACGTGAACTCTGACCATGCTCCGAAGGTGGCGCCCGTGATCTTGTAGAAATTCCCCGGCATCACCACAAACGCCGCGGGCTGAAACCCCGAACCGGAGAAACTTTGCAATCCCCATACCTGAGTGGTTGGAGTTGCGGAAGCGTCGGTAAATCCCTTGGCCGCCGCCAGCGTTCCGCTATCGACATACATCACGATCAGCGGGAAGGCCGAAGTGTTCTGGAACACGCTGCCCAAGGGTCGCTGTGCCGCCGTGAAGATGGCCCGCGAGAAAACCGGAGTAGCGCCGCCTCCTCCGCTTGCGTTGATCGTCTGGTCCGGCCAGCTACCCGTGATGGTTACGTTGGTTCCCGCTACCAGCGAGGGCGTGGCCGTGCCCGTTCCCCCCTGCGCAACCTGCGCGATGCCGCTGATATCCGTAAACGCGGGCTGCGTCTGCGTGAAAGCCCCCGTAGTCGAGTTATAGCTATTCAGCCATTCGTGGGATATAGCTGGCGTATTGAGCGGGGTCATCGGCTCCGCCCACGCCCAGAAGTTTGTCGCGTCGAAGGCCACCATTGCGGTGTAGCCCGATAGCAGGGGCATCGAGGCCGCTCCCGGATTGCCCGGATATGTGATCGTTCCCGACTGCGGGGTCAGTGTCGCCGTGCCCGCGCCTTGATTCGAGATGAAGGCCATCCAAGGAACCGACACGCCCACATTCAACGTCACCGCAATGGCTGAGGCGTCATTGAGGATAATAAGGATGCCGCCATCGGAGTTTTGCGTGGTGTACGCGGTAACGCCGGTCTGGTTGTTGACACCGCCCAATCCGAGAAGAGTGCTGCCGCCCCCTCCGCCCCCGCCCGAGGTGGATTGATTCACTTCGGTAATGTTCGTGGTCGTGTTCCCGGTCGGCAGCGAAACGATGGCCTGAGCGTGGTTGTTCAGCTTCTGGTAAATCAACTGAAGATGTTGCCGCACCTCCCACGGCACATCGGCGGCGATCTTAGGATAAAACGTCTGGAGGGCCGTGGTCATACCGTCGCCTCCGCCTTACTGGGTCCGCCGAAGGGATGGGCCAGCCGGTACGCATCCGCCGCCCCCCACATCTTCGCCTTCACCTCCACGCCTTCGACAAAGAGGCTGAATGGCGCGGTCGAGGTCGCTCCCATGGCCAGCAGCTTCCACTTGTTCGCGGTCGGCTCCAGCTTTAACTTGGCCTGCGCTCCACTCGATGAGGGAATGGTGATGCTTGCTGGCGCAATACTGCCGTTCCCTGTATCGACCGTGAACGCGAGAGTGATTTCCGCCGTCGATAGATACTCGACATTCAGTTCGCGGATGTGCTGCCAGCCGTTACCGCCTATCGAGGTAAGCTCCGTCTGCCACAGCTTCTGCGACTCGGGGAAGGGTTGAAATACCCATTCGCTTGTTCCCTGCCCAACCCCGCCCCACCAGATACGCGCATTGGCCTGGGGAACGAGCTGGATATCGTGCGCCAAAAATGGCGTCCAGGAGAATACTAGAGTCTGCTTGCCGTTGAATGTTCCGGTAAAGGTCGGGCCGGTCTGCCCGCCGTCATAGAGCACCTGAAAGGCCACCGCTGCATTGCCCGTGTCCCCAATGAGCTTCACTCCCTGCACGAACTTGTTGTCCGGCCCTCCAATCTCCATGATGGGGGTGTACTCGGGGATGATCTCGGGATAAGGATCGAAGTCCCACTTCACCTCGGAAGTCCACAAAGCGGCATTCGATTCGCACTGAATCTGCACCTCATGGGCAACAATGGGAGGCGTGAATGCGAAGGCTACGGGCGTCTTCTTGGCAGTGGGGGTCGTGGCCGAGAAGCTGACGCTCCCGCCATCCGAGGTGAGAATCTTGAAGTTGGCCGCGCTTCCGTTGGTGTCCATCGGGATCACCAGGCCGCGGAGATACTTGGCCCCATCCGTCCCCAGGTTCGACCACGCGCTGAATAGCGGGGTGTAGTCGGGCCACGGATCGACGATCCACTTCACCCCCCAGATCCGCCAGGGCACGCCATCCGTCGTGACAATGCGCAGAAGGTGCGCGGTAAACGGCTCAAAGGTGAACGGCGTCAGCGTCTGCCCATTGGCGGTAATCGAGGTCTGATCGGGGGATATCAAAGTGTCGCTGTCGCTGCGCTCTACCTGCAATGCCTTGGCGGCGTTGAGGGTGTCGATCTCGATAATCATGCCGCGAATCAGCTTGTTTCCCGGCACCCCGCAATCGTCCCAATCGGTCGGCCTGTCCTGAATCGACTCCGGCAGGCTCAGCCAATCCGGCTGCCAGAGGTCGAGGATGTTGCCATTGCCCAGCGGCCACGAGAAGACTGCTGCAATATCGTCCAGGTCATCGCCGAATCCGGAGGTGAAGTCGATCACGTAGGGCAGCAATGAGCCTGTCCCGGCAAGCGAGGTTGGGGAGAACCCGCTCAGCGCAATGGTCAGCCGCGTCTGCCACAGGGCCACCGTAACGGGATTCGAGGAGGTGACGAGTGCCTTGACGAATACATCCCCGATCCGCTTGAAGGCGCGGGAGTCGCCGCCGTTCTCGCTCCGGGTGGCCAGAACCGCGGTAGCGGTTTCCGCGCCCCCGGCGGCCAATGCCCGTACCGTGCCGTCCGTGCATCCGGCGAGCAGAAGGTCTACCGCTCCCACCGCCCAGAGATGGCAGTTCACCGTGGGGCTATAAGTATCGACAACCCATCCCTTGCCTTCAATGTCATAAACCAGCGTGCGCGGCGTTCCCGTGGTGTCCTGATAGTTATAGAAGATATAGCCGGGCGCAATCTTGACCGTCTGCGCATTCGGTTTCGTGTCGTCCGGAGGATGCACGGTGAAGCCGCCGATGGTCACGGGCGATGGCGCGAAGCCTTCATGGGGGAAGAGATTATAGATGTCATCGGTAATCGACTGCTCCGGCCCGCCGCCCATCGACATGGCGATACAGTCTTTGGCCCGCCACGCGATCCGGCTTCCCAGCGCGTCGAGGGCGTAGCGCATATATAGGCCGCGGGTTGCCGCCGATTGAATCAGCGTCCACTGCTGGCCTATCACGCCTGTGATCGTTGCCAAGGCGTCGGCAAAGTTGGGATAGATGAGCCAGAGCCGCTCCGTCGAAAATACCGTACTCAGCTCCGAGGTGATCGTTCCGTTTTGCAACGGCTCGGAGGGAGAGGTCACCGCCTGCCGGTTCGTGTCGGGCGCCGAATCGAAGTTGTTGCCTTTCGACCAGAGCAGGTCTCCAGTATTGAGCGGGTCCAGGCCGAAGTAGAAGGAGCCGCCATTGTCCGGGGTCGGACCCCAGATGACCGGGGAGGGCTGTGCCGCCAGATCCGGCTCCTGAATCTCATAGGCCAGGTTGGTTGTCGGGGAGGGCAGGACCATGCTGGCGTCGAGCACCACCGTGAGCGCCGTCGTGCTCGATGGGCGGTTATAGAAGGTGTACGCCACCCCGGCGATGACGATGATGGTCCCTGGAAGCCAGCGCACATTGAACGTGTTGCCGCTCACCCAGGAAACGTCCATCGTCCCGGCAACCGCCCCGGCGGAGACGTTGACCACGCCAGCCTGCGGCATGTCGATTGAGGGAAAGGGCTCAAAGTTGTCGAACTGAAGGAGCGGATTGTCTACGGCGGCCAAGTCGCTCAATTGGTCGAGGAATGCTGTCGCGGTATTCGGCCCCGTCCCCACATAGGTAAAGCTCGCCAGCGCCCCGCCCATGCGGTAGTAATCGATCTTATTCACCTGCGGATCGGAGGAGACGGAAGGCGTCACATCGGCATTCTGCGTGGAATAGTAGACCGTGATGGTGAAGTAGTCGAGAAAGGAGCGGTCGCTCCCGCCCACCAGTTGCGTCGTGATCTGGACCCCGAATCCGAAGCTGGCGTCGTTGACGATAGCGGGCGTGAGCGTTCCACCCCAGGTATCGGAGTTGCCGCCGAGCAGCGTGTCCACGATAAAGGATTGATTGGGAATTCCGGGAAACTTGGCCGTGCCCAAAGGCGTTCCGAGATAGTAGAGCGAAACCCCGCTCAATACGCCCGTGCCCGCGTTCTGGCCTACCCAATTCAGGTCGATCTGCACCCCATCGACATTCACGCCCGCCGGGATGGAGAATCCGAAGTTGTGGGCGATCACGTAATCCATGATCGTGCCCGGCGAGACGCTGCCCGTGGTGCGCAATTGCGTTCCCACAAATGCCCATTGCGTGGCGTTGAAGGTGATCTTGGTCGCGAAGTCGGAAGCGAGAACCGTCTCCGCGGGGCTCGACTGCGAATTGGTCCCAGCAATCGACTCGGGCGATGGGTTGGAGAGTGCTCCGGTTGCCGAGGAGCGATAGACGTAGCGATAGAAAATCTGCGTCGTGCCGGAGCCGCCGCCAATGAATGTGACCGAGGGCGCGGTCTGCGGTTCGGCGATGCCCGTCTTCCATATCACGCCATCGGAGCGCACCTTGTTCATGCCGTTCGACGGCGAGGTGGTCGGCGATCCGGTTTCGAGCGAGATGGTGGTCAGCGTGACTCCGCCCATCGCGCCGTCCCCCGTATAGCACCACGGCTGCGGGCTGGCGTTGGGGCGAAAGGTGACGAAGCCAAGAGGGTTGCCGGTCAATCCGGTCGCTACGGAGGTGGAGTTGACGTACAGTTGACCGGCCGCGCCCAGAATGAGCACGAACCCGGAGCCGGGTCCGGCCGGCGTCGCATCGTTCATCCGGATAAAGGATGTGGGGCCGGAAGCAAGAGCGGAGGGCAGGACATCGGAGCCAAGCGGCGCGCGGGCTACCGTGCGGCCATGCAGATACCGGCGCACATTCTGCAGAAAGCTGTACTTCCCCGGCGGCAGCAAATCGGGAGACAGCGCGGTGCACATACCACCCTGAATGTCCAGGCGGATGCCGTTCGCGTCGCGTTGGTATTGGGATGCCACTATCGCTTGTACGCGGCCTTCTTCCTCGCCGGAGCCTTGCCCACCTTATCTTTGGGCTGCGCCGAGGAGTTCTTGGTTCCGAGAATCTCTTTGGCCTCATTCCACTGGTTATCCCATGCCGACTTCGCGGACGCGATCTTCTGGTCTTCCCACTTGCCGAGGGAGCGCCGTTGCGGCCCCATGGTCAGCGAGTCCAGCGTCTTCGCCGGAACATCCTTTACGTCGGCAGCGAGCCGCTCTCCGGCGTTCGCCATCTCAATACCTCTTTCTCGCGGCGCGCTTGCGGGCGATCTTTTTCATATTGCTCGCAAACACGGCTTCCTTCTTGGCCACTCCGCCCTTCTTCTTCATGCGGGCAATCTTCTTTGGGGTGGCCTTGCCGAACTTTCCTACACTACCCTTGCGCTCCATTCCCTCGCGCGCTCCCTGAATCCATTTGTCCGCCATTTCACTTCTTTCCTTTCTTGGGGAGAGGCTTCGGCTGGGATACTTTGCCATTCGCAACATAGACGCATGTGCAGTTGTGCATGACCATCGTTGGCTTCGGTTTCATTGTCATTCCTCCTATCGCGGTACCAATTCCTGTTCTCGGCGCCCTTGGCTGTAGAGCACGTCCGTAAAGATGCCCAGCTTCTCGATGCGCTTGTTCTGCTCCTTCACCATGCCGAGAAACTGCTTCTCCAGCTCCATCGAACGCTGAAACTCTTGGCCGCCCTGCTTCTGCGAGGCGAGAAACTGCGCGTAGTTGAGCACCTGATCGAACGCATCGCGGCTCACCTGGATAAAGTCGCCGCCGCTGGCCGGTATGGGCTGGTTTCCCACCAGCGTTACGCTGACCGTCTCGGAATCGGCCGGCGTGGCTGCGATGAGGTCCATGCCAGCATTGACGATAGAGGGCCAGACCGCGCTTGCCTGCCACTCGGGGCTGTAGGAGTCCATCTCGAAGAGCGAGGGCGTGTCGCAGGGAATCCCGTTGATGTTCGCCTGCAAGAGCCAATTGCTGGCGCGCATCATCTTCAGTCCATCGGCATACCGCTGCGCGTAATACTGCGCTCGCGGAGCGTCTGTGCGCTCCGATTCGTCACTCAGCAGGGTCGCCAGCGCGCCCGTGCGCAGAACCCAGCTCCAGTCATCCGGAACCCCAAGCAGCGTAGCCGCCGGAGGGGCAAAGGTTGGACCGGACTGAAGGGCGAGAACGTCATAGGTCCCCGGAACGTTGGGCGCATTGTCCACGTCGAAGGCCAAGGGCGGCTCGCTGGCTACCGACCACGACATCGGCAGGGCGATGGTCTGGAGATAGCTCGGCTCAAAGTATTGGAACGCCTGCGTATCCTCCCGCGTCAGCGTGACCGGTTGCGAGAACTGGACGGCGGTAGCCGAGAGCGCCGCGGTTGTCTGCTGCGACAGGATGGCGACGAGTCCAATGATGCTCTGGACGTAGGTTCCAACTGGGATGCCTGCGCCGGTCACTATCTGTCCGGCAGCCGCTCCAGTAGCGAGGACAAGGGTGAGCGCGTTCGATCCAGAAGCCGCCGTCCCGGTCGTCGAAAGCATGACGCCCAGGAAGCGGATGCGGTGAGGCTCAAGGATGGTATCGGCCAACTGATTCCGCCGCGTTCCCGGCGTCGTGGCCAGCGGCGAGAGGTTGACCATATTGCAGCATGTCGCCTGGATCATCTCATCACGCCGCTTCTGCAAGGCGAACTGGAAGGAGGCGAGATCGAACTGCGATGTCCCGGTCCACGTACCCGCGCCCGAGGGCGGCTCCAGGAGCATGTACTGCATGAGGGTATAGAGGTTGGCGTCGGTCACGGTACGCAGCCGCGGCGAACCGCTCATCGTTCCGAGATTGTTCCAGCCTGCGCCCTGCGCGGTGAAGATGAACTCCTGCCGCCATGTCTCGGTGAGCGCGTTGTAGGTGCGCAGCGCGTCATTGAGATAGAGTTGCAACTCCGCGTTCGTCCAGAAGGACGAGTTGACGAGCCGCCCCGCGAGCGCGGCGATGGCCTGCGTGTTCGTGATCCATGAAAAGGCAGGCATTCATTCCCCTAGTCCAAGAGCATGACATCGATAATGTCGGCGGCCGTCCCGAACAGAAACCACTCGTAGAGGTCGCTGGTGTATTCGAGCGCTGGGTTCACGATCAGCGGAAGTTGGGTGGTTGTGGACCCCGCCGCAATCGCGATGCCCTTGGTCGCGGAGACGGTAGAATCTCCCACGCGCACGGCATGAGCGGCATTGTTCTGGATGGCCAGCCATTGAAAGGGGAGCGAGTTCGCGGGCTGTACGCCTTTGACCACAATGGGGGTCGCGCCCGCCGTCAGCGTTACTTGAATCAATCTCATCGTTTCTCCTTATCGCTCCGGAAATCCGCCAATCTGTAGCTGGCCGAGCTGGTTCGAGTAGGGCGCATTGCTGATCGGGCGCCGCCCTCGGATATGGGTCACCATCTCGGCATTCAGGTTCACGTCCACTGCAAGAATCTTGTCCAGAACCGCGGCATATTCCTTCTCCGCCATCTGTGCCAGCATCAGCCAATTCGCGCCCGATCCGCGCGCCTCTGTCTTGTCCTTTTGCGCTTCCTTGAACTGATAGAGCACTTCGAGCGAGCGCCACTCCAGAAGCTCTTCGGTGATCGGATAGGGAACGGTCGAGTTCAGGAAATCGCTATAGCTTTCGGGCACCACGCCCCGCCGGCGGTAGCTGAAGGAATAAGGGAGGTTGCTCAATTGCTGCGGCCATAACTCGAACATCTGCCACCCCGGCGTCGAGGTTCCGGGCCGCGTATCGACACCGGCGGGCACGACATAAGAGGGATCGGCAAAGTTGGTCCTCTGCGGGTCAATCACGCCCAAGTCGGCCTGGGTCAAGCTCCAGAAATCGAGCGGGGCGGCGTTGGTCATATCGCGCACTTCGATGAACTTTCTGAAGTCCTGGACCGGGGCCACCATGTAGCTCTGGTAGATCATGTACGGCTGGCCAGGCCCGGAGGTAGGTTCCAGCCAGGGCCGGTCCAGCGTCAACGTCGCAAACGGCGCGTGCGTCGTTGTGTCGTAACCGACAATGTTATAGATAGAATAGGCCGGATTGCGGAATTGCAAGGTCGTGAGCAACGGAGGAGCGGTCAAGGCCGCGAGCACCGCCGTGGCCGTGGCATCCGCGATGACCGTGCTCACGTAGGGGGTAACGGTGAAGGTTCCGGTGTTGGCGACCTGCCCAGGACAGAGCCATTGCCCGTAAGTGATGGCGCGCTGGAACGACCAATCCACCTGATCGTAAATCTTGCCAATTCCATCCTGGACCACTTCCTGGGCGAGCGAGAGCGCGGTTCCCGGCACTTTGCCGGTCAGGCCCTTGGCGACAGTGAAATAGCTCATTCCCGCTCCCTCAAAAAAATGGGGCGCAAGCGCCTCAAGCGCCGCGCCCTCTGCCTAAACCTAATCTTTTTCAGCCGTCCTATAGCTGACTTACGATGGCCCCGAACTGTACCACCTGTGCCGATAAATTCGTTGCTGCCGTTACCTGTCCCGTGGTTGTCGGGGCTGCCGTAACTGTCAAGGTCACTGGCGTTCCCCCCGTTGCCACGGTCGCGGTAGGAGCGGATGCATAGCTCCCGGCGGCTGTAATGACCGGCGTTGCAATGGTGGTAGCCGTCAACACGGTGACAAAGCCCGCCGCGCCGCCGCTACCGGAAAAGATAAGCGGGTAAGTCCCCGGCACCATGCTGGAACCGGCTACGTTCTGCGCCACGCTCAAGACTCCGCCCGATCCGGAATTGAACCAGCGCCAAGCCCAGCCCGATTGCGAGGGAGAGGTAGCGCCTGCCCTGATCTGTCCTGCCGTGACGGGAAACGCGCTCAGGCAGTAAAGCCCGCTTTGCGTCATGCAGTCGGAGGGGAAGTTGATGTAGTCGCCCGAGGCTGGGTTATAAATCACGTCCCCAGCCGCAAGGGAGTAGGAAGCTGGCCCGTTGCCGGTAAGCAGGGCGGGCTTGAACTCGCCATACTCGACGGATTGGCCTTGCACGTAACTGGTGTTCAAGCGTCCCCCTTAGCCTTGGCGCACAGGCAGCGAAAGTTCGAGCCGCGTCAATGTGGCCGCGGCCGCGATGTCGATGGTCTTGCCCAGCGTGGCCTGATAGTATGCGGTCCCCACGTTGGTGGTGATGACCCCAGCAGTGGCGCTCACGTAGGCAGTCGAGCCCGCCGCCGTGGTTGTCGCGGTGGCCACGAGCGCGGTTGCGACGCCCAGCTCCTGGACGATGATCCAGGCCCCCGCCGTAATCTGGGTTGAGGTTACGGGCGCGAGGAAGAGACCGCGCGGATCGTTGGTTAGCGAAACCGCCGAAGAGTCCCAGCTCGTGACCAGGTTTTCGTTCACGCTCATGTGCGCGAGAACGGTTCCCACCGTTCCTCCGGTAACCAGCGTGAATGTCGGAACCGTGCCGGTCGCGTAGACGCCGCCATTCAGCACCGTGGCGCTGATGACCGTGCCTGCGGAGCCGACTACCACCTGAATCACTGCCGCGCCGCTGCTCGCGGCAACGGTGTAGGTTCCGGCAGTCTGACCGGAGCCTGCAGTCTTGATAACCACGCTGTCCACCGAGGTTCCCAGCGCTAATGCGGCAGGCATACCCAGTAGGACGTTGGCGGCAGTCGCATTGGGAGACAGACCGACGATGCGATAGCGGCCAGGATAGAGGCTTGTGGAGTATTGCTGGTTCCACACCCTCGCATCGCTCGCGCTCAGGTCGCAGTAATCGCCCTGATTGAAGTTTCCGCCTTTTTGCGGCGCGCCGGTGATGGGGTCTAGCAACCCGGTGTTGCTCGGATAGACCGCCAGAGGGCCAAGATAAAAGCTGGTGAAGGGTACCTGCGGCATGTTAGCTCCTTACCCCCTTGAATCCGAAGATGCTCATGCCGTGCGGCGCTTGCGGCGTCCACAGGTTGGTAGCCACTTTCAGATACCGGTTGTTGGTTGAGATATTGTTCGGAATCGGCACTTCGCGGGTGTCCCACTCCCAGCCGGAACCCGGCTTGGGCGGAGTCATCATCAGCACTTCCGGATCTGCGAAGATCAGCAGCTCGCCGGGGTTGATGGTGGTTGCCGAAGGAATGTTCGAGCCGGTCGGGGAGAGCGTTCCCGCCGCCACCGCCGCGCCGTTGACCGTATAGGTCGGCGAAGTGAACGGGGCCAGCTTGGTATTCGATCCCGCGCCGTCCAGGTACTTGGCCGGGGAAGTTGTCCCGTAGGCCGCCGGGTTTCCGCCGGGAAGATAGTTGAAGGCCACCGAAGAGGGGCAGAGCGGGTCTTCGTGGATGGTGATGCCGCCGAAGTTCACGCTCCTCCACCCGAAGTCGGTTCCCTCGGTAACGCTGAGCTGTTGCACCACGGCGGACTGGCGCAGCATAACCGCCAGAGCGCCCCAGCCGAAGGGGCCGGTAAAGCCCACTTTGGCTCTCGCGCCCACGACCGAAAGCTGAGCCAGCGCGCCTTGGAGCACCGGCCAGGTGATCGATGCCGCTGTCCCTGCGCCCGTGCCGCAGTAGTACGGCGTTGAATTGTAGGCTTGCCCGGTCACCCCGTTGCGGGTGATGTAGCCATAAAGCGAGTAGACGTTGCCGAAGGGAGAGCAATCGACACCGTTGTTGAACGCTTCATCGAAGCCGTTCATGCAATCGCTGCGATCATCCGAAACGCCCGAAGCCGAGCCGCCGGGGTTGCCCGAGGATGGCTGGCCGTGACGGTAGGCATCCATCTCCAGCATGGATTCGATCTTCTTGGTCAGACAGTAGGTGTCGAGATCGTCCTGGGAGAATTTCTGCGTGTCGCCCGGCGCGTTGTAGAGCTTGTAGACCGTCTCTTCCACCGGCAGGTTGGCCTGATAGAACCGCTCGTCAAACTTCGAGTCGGTCGCCATCTGCTTGCGCTGCGGGGTGATGGTCGAGCCCGGCTGGGTGGCCGAACCGTTCGCGTAGTCGTAAACGAAAGCATTCTCCACTCCGGTTCCCTGGAAGAGAATGTCGGTCGCTCCCGACTGCTTGAGCAGTCCCATGAGCGGGAAGTTCGTGCCAAAGCAATCGTAGATGATGCCGTAGCGGATCAAGTCCCGGCTGGCCGCGTCTCGTTCGTTATAGAGAGGATCGTTGGGTAGAGCCATGGTTCGTTACCCTTCCTTTAAGACTGATTTGCCGCCAGAGCCTGGCGCGTGCGCCCCACCGATTGAGCGATCTTCTGCCGCGCCGGAAGGTTGGCGAATGTTTTTCCGTCCGCGCCCTCGCGCGGTTTGGCAAGCTGCGGATGCCTGGATGAAACTCCGCGCTGAAGCTCGGGGTTGCCCTGCGTGACCGGGTGGGCTTCCTGGTACTCCTTCACCGCAGCGGCGCGAATCCCATCGTCATGCTTCTTCTGCGCTTCCTCGCGCTGCGACTTCTCGCGTCCGGCAAAGTCGTACTTTGCGGCCACATACTGCTGAAGCGGCTGGCGGGCCTGAGTAGCTTCCCGCAAGAGAACCGAGAGATCATCGGGCATCGCCGTACCGTAGAGCCGCTGGTAGCGGTTGTTCATGTCGAAGCCGAGGATCAAGGACTGGTTCACGTCCTGCTGGAATTTTGTGGGGTCGAACTGATCTTGCTTGGGGGCCGCGGGAGCTTCGGGAATATTCACGTCGAGTCCTTGCGATTTGAGAGTCTTCAGGGTCGCCTCCATTGCGGCATTGTTGGCCCGGAGAGCGATCACATTCGCTTCGGTCATGCCGAAGGACGAGATGTTCTGATCGATGACCTTCTGCTCTTCGATCACCTGCTTGAGCTTGGCTTCGGCATCCTTCTGCGCCGTGGTGGCCTGCTGGTACTTGGTATCGGCTTCCGTGAGGTAGCCGTTCCACTTCGCCCTGGCATCGGGCTTCAGGGTTGCGGCGTCAATTCCAAGTTCGCTGGCGAGGTCGTCAATCGTAAAAGCCATTGCTTCTTATCTCCTACTGCTGTGGCGGAGCCGACATCGGCTGCGCTGGACCGGAGGCCGCCTGCGAGACTTTTTGCAAAGCCTGTACCGCGATGGCGGAAATCTGCTGCATTTCTGGCTGGATAACTGTGTTCTGGACGCCCAGTTGACGGGCAAGAATGGCGACCTTCCCCAACATTTCCTGGAGGGGATTCGCCTGTTGCGCCTGCGGAGCGCCGCCGGGTTGGGGCGCTCCTGCCTGCGGGTTATCGGGTTGCGGCATGGGGGAGGAAGCCATTTACTTTTTGTGGCTTCTCTTCCGTCCACCCTTTTTGTGCGACTTCCGGGAACGCTTGTGCTCCTTCTTCTCGGAAACGCCCTTGACCTTGAATCCGCCCTTACGCTTCGCCATGATGGCTCCTTTTTTTGCTCCAAAATGAAAAACGCCTCAACGACGCTTTTCGTCGTGAGGCGTTGCAGAGGCTCCAAAAGGAGGCGGCAGCGAATCTCTTCTAGTTCGAGATTAGAGAGTGGAAACGGATTCTTGTCAATAGCTTTCTCGCTTTCGCGGAGAAAAAGTTGCTATTCAGAGAATTCCGGCGCGATTTGCTCGGCGACAATGAGCCGCGTTCCACCCTGATTCCAGTTGATTGTCAACTTCCCGGTAAACTTCCGCACCCGGATCTCCGCATCCATCGCGGAAATATATTCCATCAGTTCGACCGCGCTCGCGGCCCTGATGACTTGGCGGTAGGTTTTGAATTGCTCCACTTCCGCAATGGGAATCTGCTCTACGTCCATCTCTCTTGCCCTCACTTGCTTTGCGAGTTGACTACGCGAACATTGCCGTCTTTAGAGCCCTTCATTTCGGCATGGGGAGGCTTGGCTCCGGTTGCCGGGCGCCCTCCGCCCTTGCCTTGGCCTGGACCTTGCTCCGGCGGAGGCTGGAGTCCCAACTCCTTCGTCTTCGCGGCAAGCACAGCCTGGACTTCGAGCTTCCACTCCGCTTCCGCGATCTGCTCCGCCTTCCACTTCTCGTACTCGACTTCGTAGCCCTGCACGCCCAGCTTTTCCATGGTGGTGGAGCGGGAGATAGGCACGCCCTTCTGCAGAAAGAACATGTAGAGCATCTTCTCCTGCTGTTGGGTGATGTTGAGCAACTGCGCCGGTGTCGATACCACGTTGAGCTGCTCGACAAACCATTGCGCCCGCTGCCGTTTCGTGAAGCGCGATTCCGAGGAGGACACTTCCCCCGGCAGCCGTCCGGGAATGAGCGAGAGCGGGTCATTGTCGTAGGTTTCGAGGCTGACCCCTTCGGGGCCGACCATCTTCACCAGCTCGTCCACGGGAATATATTGCGCGATGTTGTATTTCAGCATCTGCGCGATCTTGCCGTGCGCCCGCCACATGTTGACCGCGATGCCTTTGGCCATCGGCCCCAGGTTCTCGATAAATTTGTCGAAGTTCTGGTCCGACATGTTCATCTTGAGGTCGCGCAGCGATGCGATGTCCGATAGCCCCAGCGAAGACTTGATGGCCGCGTCGTAAAACTCCTGCGCTTTCCAATCGTCGGCATCGACCGTGATCGAATCGGGTAGCACGGAAACGACCGCCTTCTTGGGGTCGCCCTTGAGCCCGATGCGCACGCCTTGAGCGCGCAGAAGGTCGAGCTTCTCCATCTGCGTCCGCGCCACGCCGGAGGAGTAGTCGTAGCCGGTGGGCGGGTCTTTGCGAACCGCCAGAACTTCGTTGATCTCGGACAGCCGCGCCCGCTGGGCCTTCGCCAGTCCGGCCACATTGCGGATTGCCGAGTAGCCGCGCGCCGACCACGCCCAATCGTTCACATCGTATTGCGCGAGGGGAATCTCTCCATGCCAGTCGAAGCCGGTATCGTCGTACATCGGAACCGGGACGGATGGGCTAGTGATGGCGAGGCGCAATTGCGGATAGACCCGGCAATCCTCCTCCGTGGCCTTTCTGGATTCGGGCAGGCCGTTGAAGGGGTTGGTCGTTACGATCAGGTCGCCCATCGAGGGGACGGTATAGCCCCACGTCGTGCCGGCAACCCCCATTTGCAGGGTGCGCCCGGTATCGTTGATGCGCAGATCGCGGATCAGGTGATAGCGCAACTCGCAATAGCGGTTGTCCCAGTCGTTGCCCTCGCGCCCGAAGCGCCAGCGGTCCCAGAAGTCTAGCCGCGGCCCGCCCAGGGTGTTGTATTTGGTCCAGTCGTAGCGGGAGATAGGCTTCAGCCACTCCTGGAACTGCGGGAAGCGCGCATGGGCCTCTGCAATCGGCATCGCACGCATGATCGTGGCCGCATAGCAGCCCTGAATGTCGTTGTCCGGGGGAAGCTGCTCGGGCAAAACTTCGAGCGGCCCCAGGGCATCGAATACCATCCGCCCTTTGCCCCAGCCGTAGTGATCGCGGGAAAACTTAGTCCAGAGAAAGCCGCAGCCCAGCATGGCGTATTGCAGCGCCTTGCGCGACTTCCACACAAAATGCGAATCCCAGAAAACATATTTGAGCGCGTGATTGTAGGCGGCAACCGTGGTCTTGAACTGCTCCGCCTTCGATCCCAGCGTGGCGATCTGCCGCAGGTCTGTAATGGTCTCGACAAAGGTGCGGATGTTGGGCTGGAGGGTATTCGATTTGAGGTCGTTGTCCTGGTCGAGGCCGATCAGGAGTTTGATGTCTTCGTTGATGTCGCGCGTGCCGATCTGGGAGTGATTCCAGCGGTCCCCGTTCTGCACCAGTTCATCGAACCAGCCCTTGCGCCGCTCCCCGGTAGCCTCCACCGGAGGGGCCTGCCATTCCGGCGTCTTTGGCTCAGGCATTCTCCGGCCTCAAGCGAAGCAGAGGGTTTTCGAGCGCCACGTCTTCTCCATCCTTGCCCGCTTCCCACGCCTCCGCCGCTCCAAAGACTTCCGGCTTGGCCTTCGCCTTGAGCATGGCCTCGTAGCGTTCATCCATCAGGCGGATGAGCACGTTGTTTAGCTCTCGATTGAATAAGTTGACCTGAGAATTGCGGGCGCGAATGGAAGACTTCAGCGCATCCCGGAATCCCTTTTCCCGCATCAATTGCCGGTAACTCGCCTCTTCGGCATCGCGTTGCTGCTGCTCCCGGTAGCGCCCCACCCACCGCTCAATCTCCCGCGCCGAGACGAGGGTGTATTCGGTATAGCGGATGCCTGCCGGAATCACCGCCTGCACAAATTCCGGCGCGAAGCCGAGAATTCGCTTGGTGTCCAATTCAACATAGACACAGGTTCGCTCTTTTGAGCCAAGTTGTGCGTTGTGCATTGCAGGGAATCGTAGCACAACTCGCTCATATATTCTGCAAGAGTTGCGCTTTTGGAATATTTTTGGAGCCCGGTGCAGGAGTTGCACCCGCGACCATCGGTTTACAGGACCGCCGCTCTTCTGTCTGAGCTAACCGGGCTCGTGCGTTGGTCCGGGTAGATGGATTTGAACCACCGACCCCTCCGTCCCAGGCGGAGTGCGCTTCCAGGCTGCGCTATACCCGGACATCTGGTGGACCTAAGTGGAATCGAACCACTTGCCTCCGGAGTGCGAAACCGGCGCTCTCCCATGTGAGCTATAGGCCCAAAATCATCGGAGGCTAGGGCGTCCCCACTTTCACCCAGAGGCCGCGAACCTCATTGGGAGCCTCCTTCTTGGCGGAAGGTGAAGGAATCGAACCCTCATGACTCATCACCATGGCACGGTTTTCAGGACCGATTGCAGACCGTTCTGCGCCACCTTCCAATTCGACGAGCAATAAAAAACCCCCTCGCTGGGAGGGGGTTGGCACTTCTAGCTAAACTCTCGTTTACGCCAGACGCCACCCCTCCGCCGCTGATGCGGACGGTGTTGAGGTCGTGACTGGACTGGCGAACTTCATTGTCAATGACTATATCCCCTTGTCCTAGCTAATGCAAACACTATTCGAGGCCCAGCGCGTGTCTACCTGCCCTTTTGGCACTTCCTTGGGCCGGTACTTCTCCTCCATGCGGGCAGCGGTGTTTTCCATATCGTGCGAGGTCAGGTACGCCATCGCGTTCGAGAAGATATTGTCATCGTGCTGGCCGGATTCGTGGCCCATCTCGGAGATGCCGTTCTTTTCCTTGCGCACAAAGGTCTTGAGCTGCCGGATCAGGATGGGGCAGTTAGGCTTGAACCAGCCCCCGGTCACCGCTTCCACGAACTTGGTCAACAGGTACGGGCGCGACCATCTGGAGGTGCGCCAGCCCTCTTTGTTGCCCCGGTTCGGGTCGATATTGCCCTTCTCGTCGTAAAAGTGCATGACGTGGTGGTCGTAAAAGCCCATGATCTTTAGCTGGAGCTGGCACTCGTCTCCCGTTTTCCGTATCTGCTCGGTAATGAAACGCATTCCCATCGGGTTCGCCGAGGTGATCCCTCCCGAGCCGTCCGTCGTGAAGTAGACCGCGATGGCCGCCGCGATCCTGGACATTTGCGCTGAGTTCACCCGCAACGAGGTGAAGGCCGCCACTTGCTCATCCCGCTCTCGTCCCTGCCGCGCGATATGGACGCTCACGGTTGACCGGTCCTCGTTCGGCAGGCCCAGGCCATCCGCTGTGTCGATCCCCTCGGAATAAGTTGCTCCGGCTTGCGGCTCCTGAAAAATCAGCAGCTTGTCGAAGCAGCGCACATCGTCCGAATCGTCAAAGGGCATGAGCGGCACCAGCTCCCAGTCATAGCAGTTGCCGTCGTTGGCCTCCCAGTGAAGCTCCACGCGCGGCGCGTCCCAGTCGATATCGTCCGGGCCAGGCTGATAGGGCGCGTTGTCCTGGCCCATCAGAATGGTTTTGCCGGTAATGGCGTATGCCTTGTACTCCTGCTCGCGCTCGCGCGTCACAACCTCGATGGTTTCATCCGTAAAGACCGGATCGAACTTCGACTGGAACGCCTCCTCGGGAGAGCACGCGTACTGCGACAAAAACGTTTTCTCGGAATGCGAGGCCACCGCCTCCTTCCAACGCGTCTCCCAAAACCACATGTACTCGCGGGCCATCGCCCATCCGGCGCCCATCACCGCGGACAGATAGTCGGTCGAGCGCACATAGAGTTCTGCCCGCCGCTGCATCCTCCGCGTCTCCTCCATCGGCCGCCACGCCTCCGGAATGGGGTTGCCCCGCATCCAGTCGGGATGGGGGTAGAGATCGCCGGCGCACGCCGGAGGAATAAACACCGGCCGGAAGCGGCCTCCGTTGCCCCAGTTCGCGGAATAGAAATCCCACTTCTCCTTCTGCCACGTGGAGGAGGTGCTGCCCGTGCCTTCGAGCACCAGGAACAGGCTTGACGTGGGATGGCAGGCGGGGAATAGGCCCTCTTCGAGGGTTCGCTTCGGGCTCTTGTAATCGCCGACTTCGGAAATATGCACGCAGGTAGGCGTCGAGCCTTGCGCGATGCCGACTTCCTGGTTGCCGGACTGAATCGACAGCGCCGATCCGTTGGCCCACTGCGGTTCGCGCTCTTTCAGGATCGTCTTTGCCGGAGGCAGCCAGAAGGGCAGGCGCGTCCAGGTGGTGTCGATCATCTTGCCCAGCTTTTCCGACTGTTGAGCCTGGACCGAGGCCATGACCGCATGGGTGTTGGGGCGAAAGAGAATGCGATGCAGGAAGTAAAGCGCGACCACCGTAGAGACGCCCAATTGCCGGCACTTCAACACAAACATCTGGATCGCTACCTGCGAGCGGTCGGACTCGGCCAGAATGGCGTGAAAGATGCGCTGCGCATCGCGGTACTCGAAGTTGATGATCCGCTCCTCCGCCGAGCGGATTCTCCCGTAGCGGGTGACAAAGTATTCCGCCGATGCGAAGCATAGAAACTGCTCGTTTTCCACCCACCGCTCGATCCACTTCAGGCGCTTGTCGTTGGGGCGTTTGCCCTGCTTCCAGGAAAAGTAGCGGTTGACGCTGTTCGCGTCCATGTCCACCAGCGAGTCGATATAGGCGCAGAATTCGTCCACCTCGGCGACCGTGTGCTCCTGCGGGCGCCAGCCCTCGCGGGCGGCAAAATCGTCCAGGGTTTTCTCAACTACCCTCTCGGCGTAGATGGCTGCTTGCCTCCGGAGAGCAATTTGCGCCTGTTTTCCGACCAGCCTTCGAGCTTGTGATTGATCGAAGGGAACGCCTCGATGAACGCGGTATCGTCATCGTCATCGGGATCTTCGGATCGTTGCGGGGCGTACTGCGGGTTGCCGCCGAGCAGGTTCACGTTGATGCTGCTGCCCGTCTTGGTGGGCAGGAACCCTACCGCCTCGTGGAGCATCTTGCGGTCCTTATCGCCGCCGACCAGCTTCGAGGTCTTGATCGTCGTCTTGACCACATCGGGGTGAGCGATGATGGCGCGCAGGGCGCTCTCCTGCGCTTGCACCTGCCGGGCCGCCATGAGCGTGGCCCCTAGAATCGCCGGGGCGCTCACGTTGGCCTTGAGGCAAATGGCTTCGAGCGGCACCGATTCGCGGTCATCCGCCGGAATCGCATCGTAGGTTTCGACAAAGGCTATCGCCGCCGGGTCGGAAGAGAAACGCAGAGCGGCTATGGCCTTGTGCGCGGAGCCGAGCACGCGCTTGAGCATCCCGGAGATGTTGGGGGATCGGTCTACATCCCCGCGCTCGACGCCCATTCGCACGAGAGCCGCGTCGGCGCGGGTGATGCTCGTTGGCTTAGGGAGCTTGTGCCTTCGCTTTGGCGAGGAGGGTTTCAAATCGTCCGGGGCCGTCTCCGGCGAACTCTTCGTATTCCTCGGGGCTTTGCGGTTCTTGTCGCGCCTCTCCGGCGCGGTAGACTTCGGCATCCTCTACCTCTCCCGGAGCCGGGAACTCAAGCTCCAAACGCTTTCGGCTGACATCGGCAAGCACGGCGAAGGCATCGGCCAGCTTTTCCGCCGCCAACAGCAACCGCCTCTCCTGCTCTCCGGTCATTTCTGCTCCGGCGCATAGAACATCTCGTGCTGCCATCCAACAGCTACACAGGTTGCCTGATCGGGTTCAAGCGAAGAGCCAAGGGCAAATCGACGGCTCATAGACTTCGCTTGCCCATGTGTCGGAACAATTGGATTCTCCGCCAGCCAGAGGAGAGCGGCTTCGATAACTTCGTGCGCAGTCGAAGGCGAGAATCCTCCATAATTGAGTCTCTCGACCGCCTTCAGCATCCCGTCAGGAACGACAATCTGCTTCTCTCTCATGCCCAGCTCTCCGGTCATTCTCTTGCCTTCGCCCGCTTCGGCGCGTACTTCAACCGCTTCTCCATCGCCTGCCCATGCGCGGTAATCGTCGTTGGGATGGGCTGCTCCGTCTCCCTGCGAAACTGATTTGGCGGAGTGTGAGGAATCTCGATATCAACATCCGCCTGTACCGCATCCGGCCCAAGTTCGCCCTCGGAAACTCCGGCTGCCACGTTCCCCTCGACAATCCTGCCAAAGTCATCGAGATAGTAATGAATATGCACCTCCGCCCTGAATTTGGGGTAGGAGTGGCCGTAGAGGTGGCACGTCTTGTCCAGGCTCTCGCGCACCGCCGCGGCAACCTTATACGCGATGCCGTCCTTGATCTCGTTATCGGTCAGGGGCTGGGGTGACTCAATCTCAGTCTCGGTCGGCATTCGTTGTTCCTTTCACTGCGTTCTGGCCACGCCGGAAGGCTTCGATTATGCGCTCGTTCGCTTTTCCCCAATTCGGCTTTTCGCCGTACAGGAAGACGAGATCGTGAAGAGATTTCTCCTCTTCCAACTCTTCTGACGGGGGCGCGAGGAACATGCGCCTAAAAGCGCGCCATTCTTTTAATTCATGCAACAGGTCGCGCAGGTTGATGTAGCCATTTGCGCAGACCCACTGCATACAGGAGTCAAGGGTAAGGTCGTCTACAGCATCTGGAAATTTCATCCAGCGCAGGGCGGCTTCGATCTCACCCCGCAACTCGTTCATGGAAACCAAGTCATCATGTATGGAGCGGTGACTATTCCTCTCGCCAAGGGCCGCCTTCAGCATCCCTTCCGGCACTACATACCGCTTCTGCGCTTTGCCGTGTTCCCACACATCCCGCACAAAATCTTCAGGCATCTCTATTCCTCTCCCATCTATACTTTCCTATGCCCATCAATCAAACTCCCCGGCCTTCGCGCGGCTGAGCAGCTCGGCGTTGCGGGTGGAAGCTTTGCCGGCATATTCGTCTCGCCGCTCCCACGACCGCAGGACGAACACCGCGACCAGTGCTATCAGGATTGCCACGAGAATCCACATGCACTGCCTCCAGGCACACTTCGACTTTTGCCGCTCACTCCTTGGGTTCGGTCGTAAACCCAAGTGTGGCCCGGACAACCAGACCGAACATCTCATCCTTGAGCCGCTGTCCCGGGTCCAGTTGCCCATAGGGCACGAAGCACGGATGCTCTTTGGCGAAGGGCTTCTTTTCTGGTCCATACTTCCAGCCCTCGCGCCTCTTCTGTTCGAGCCACGATTCATGAGACTGCTCGGCCGTCGTGTCGGGGTTCGATTCGATAAGCCGCACGCCGTTGATCGCGCTGCCCTTCTGCCACTCGGGCGCATCTTCCCAGCGCGCCTGTGATATGTCCCCAAGCGCGAGACAGAGGATGCGGTTGGCCTCATGCGCAGCACGCGCGGCGCGAATAGTCATTTCTGTTGCTTTGTCACTCGCCACTTCTTGCCCTCGCGTACCGCTCCCGCAATTCCCGGAACTTCCGCTGGGTCGAGTAAATCGGGATGTGCTCCCCCTTCTCGATCCCCTGTATCGTCCGGCGGCACAACCCCACCGCCCGCGCCATATCGTCCTGGCTCAGAAGATGCTTCTTCCGCCACTTCTTCCAGATTGATGCGTGCTCACTCATATTTCTTGATTACGCTACTGTTGCCGTATCCGTCAAGTAAATTCCTCACAATTACCACTGCGCTCTCCCGTGCTATCCTTATCGCCGATCACCAGAAGCTTGAGCGGACTCCCTCTAGTGTCTTGCGGTGGCCGGCGCTCCTACCCGATGCGCTGCTCACTTCAGGCTTGGACTGGGGAGCGGGGACACAGCGACAAACGAGCTGCTACCCGTGACGATGGGACCGTCGCGAGACAGACCCGTAGCATCCGGAGACGGCTAGCATCCTTCTCCCAGGCCAGCGTAGCTCAAACGCCTCTGCAACGGTAATCCAGCCAAAACCACTGCATTCGCAGCAGAACCAGCGTGCGCCCTCTTTCTCTCATACCACCTCTGTTACATATTATTTCCACGCCACAATATTTTTATTTTGTCGCGCGATTCAGGGCTGAAACAGGTCCAAGCCGCCGCGCCCCCGGGGGTGAGGACAACTTCGGCCGGCGCGGACATGCTGCAAGCGACAACTTGCTGATGCGCAAGGAGATAGCGCGCGCCATCGGCAGCTTGGGGCCGCATCCCTCAGCCTGGCGCGAGCGGTCGGGGTTCGGGCATCGCTGCACAGTTCGGGCGACAATCCGGCCGGCAGCATCGCTCCCGACAATCCGCGCGGATCGCCTGCGAATCACCTGCGGATGACCTGCCAATCTAGCGGGGCCCATTCGCGGGCCATCGGCGCATGAGCGGCCGAGCGGCCGAGCTGCCAAGCCGCAGGCTCGCTCATCTTGGTTTGCGCGCCGCTTGCATCGGTTGCAGAGAAGGCGAAGGCGCAAGGGGGTTGGGGCAGGGAATGGCCTTGGGGTTGACAATCCATCCTCTCCCGGTTGACAAAGATAAGCCTTAAGGTTGACAAAAAGACTCGCCCCGCGCGATTCGATGCCCGCTCAGCATCTAAGTACACTTACGACTCAATTGCGACGCACTCTACCCTTGACAACGGCACACTAAAGTATCCTGCATACCATTACTCACGCCTTGCCGGAAGAGGTTACCAAAGATTAAGAGAATATTCTTGACACCATGCAGCATTGTGCTAAGGTGGGAGGGTAGTCAGAAGCACAACGGCCACCAGCCGATGGAGAATACAATGCACTCTTTCCACAATGCCCGCTTTGCCTCATCCAACCGTCAACACGAAGCCTTAACCCTCGATGCAGTTCGCCAGTATGCCCCTTCCGCCTTCGCCACTCAGGCGCATGACTCCCGTTCCGACCGTTACACGTACATTCCCACCAGCACGGTAATCGAAGCGACGGCACAGGCCCGCAAGAACGTGGCCTACAAGGGCGATGCGGCGACGAAGAGCTTTAACTCCTCATACATCGATGGCGATCAAGAGATGGCAAACGAGGAGCAAGATCGCGCGGATCGTAAGGCGGAGCATGAGGCCACGGATCGCTGGGCAAAATCGCTCCCAATCCCCGCAGATCGCTATTAGTCTCCGCCGCGCCGTACTAGCGGCAAGCGGTGCCTCCGGCGTGGTAGCCGGGGCCGGTAGGTAACCCGGCGGAAAGTCGCACATGCATTGTCCCTATTGCAAGAAGCCGATCCCCCCGGCGCTCGTCAAGTCTGCGGCCGCTCTGATGTCGCAGAAGAAGCGCGCCTATCGCACGGTTGACCGTCCCTGCCCCCGTTGCGGCCTCGTCCTGGGCGCGCGGGAGCTGCGATTGCATCATGCCCGCTGCCCGCAGAAGCCCCGTCGCCAGCCGTAACTCCCGCGCCACCCCTCCTAGTTACTACCCTGACATTACTTAGGTTTCCCAAACTAAAACTATCCGGTTGACGTGCGGGTGTGTCATTGTGTACTGCATTTCCCCTCCACTAATTGTTACTTTTGGCCCTGCACTCTCGTAATGTGGGGCGTTTGCGAAAGAGACTGCCTTGCAAGACGATTTGGAATCAATACATACGCTGCGGGAATTTCCCCCTCTCCTTCACGCCATTCCGCACATTGCCTGTAAGTTGTGCGAACTGGAGCGTATACGTGCCTTGGAAGAATCAGAGCTGTCCTCTCTTCCCTTTGCGCGAGCCTCTGCGCTATGGCTCGCGGAGCATCGCCGCTATCTCAAACCCAATACCATTCGCAGCTATGACTGCGCGATCAAGGCTCTGCTTCCATTCTTCGGAACGATCACCCTAAAAGACATCCACATCGGTAATCTGCGCGGTTATCAGGACTACCGGCGCCCGAAGGCCGGCGGGTACCGGATCAACGGCGAGATCGGCGTCCTGGGCATGGTTATGCAGGAGGCTCGCTGCTGGAAGAGCCTGAAGGAGCTGTATCGCCCGCTCCGGGTACCCAAGCACCGGGCAGGGCATTCGCTCACCGTGGACGAAGAGGACCGGCTACGGCGCGTGGCGTTCACCCGCAAGAAGTGGCAGCTTGCCGCCCACTGCATCACCGTCATGCTGTCCACGACTATGGGCTTTGGGGAGCTGAGCCATGTCCGCAGGCGGGATGTGGACTTGCAGCGCAAGTGCGTCACCGTGCGCGATGGGGCCAAGAACGATTACCGCGACCGCACCATTCCGCTTAACCGGGCAGGCTACGACTCGATGTGCTGGATCATTGACCGATGGGAAGCCCTTGGAGGGAACCAAGAGAGTCAATACATCCTCCCTCATCGCCCCAGGAGCAACGGCGGACCATGGCTGTTCGATGAGCCACAGACCGCGATCCGCTCGGCTTTCGAGAGCATCCGAAAAGAAGCTGGACTTCCGCACTTCCGCGTGTATGATTGCCGAGTTCAAGCAATCACAAAACTTTTAAGCAATCCTGCTGTCTCTCCCCAGGTCAGCAAGGAGATTGCCGGCCACATCTCGCAAGCCATGCAAGACCGCTATTCGATCCAGCAATTCGACACCAAGATGGCCGCACTCGAAGCCCTGGAAGCGCCCCATCCGATCCCGCAAAAAAGACCTGTTGAAAAAATAAGTGAAATAACTCTTGACACTGTTTCCTCCAAGGGCTACAACACTAGACATGGTTAAGGAACTCACGCACGAAAGGATGCTCGCGGAACTAAAGAAGCGAGCCAGTGACAGCCGTTCGCAGAGCCAACTGGCCCGCGATCTTGGCGTGAGCATTTCTTTTCTAAGCAAAGTATTGACGGGCAAAACGCCAGTGACTGACGGTATCGCCAGCAAGCTCGGCTACCGGAAAGTTACGACGTTTCGCAAGGCGAGCTGAGCCCGCGTAGCTCAGTTGGATAGAGCGAGGGGTTCCTAACCTCTAGGCCGCCTGTTCGAGTCAGGCCGCGGGCATTACCCCCAGGGCGCAGTACAAAGGTTGACGAGAGGGTATTCGAGATGTCCGGTTCCGTGCGGTTTGTTCCTAAAACACGGTCCGACGAAAACGCCAACAGTGCAGTAGTTGAAATTCCCCTCACCCAGGGGCACGTTGCCCTAGTCGATCATCAAGACTTCGCCCGCTTCGGACACCTGAACTGGTGCGCCATGCCCATGGTGCGGAACAGGGGCCGTGGGGTTTATGCGCGCCGCGGAGTCGTTATCCCCGGTCCCGGTCGCAAGGTCAGAACCATCCTCCTCCATCGCGAAATCCTCAATGCTCCCGCAGGGTCCATCGTGGACCACATCAACGGGAACACCCTCGATTGCAGACGCGGCAATTTGCGGCTGACGGATCGCATCGGAAACGCCAGAAACGTCCGCCGCAAGCCCGGGAAGCACGGCTTCGTTGGCGTGCACAGTCGGACCAAGGGCAGCTACCACGGGACAGTAAGCGTCCGCAGGAAGCCGCACTACACCCGTACTTTCCCCTGCCCCATCCTTGCCGCGGCTGCGCGTGACGTCCTAGCGCAACGGCTGCATGGAGTTTTTCACGTCCCCAACTTCACGTTTCACGCAGTCCGCAAAACACAAGAGGCGCTCGGGTAGGAGCGCCTCTTCATAACCAAACCGCTAGGAGGTTTAGTCATGGTTACACACACAGTAGCACAGCCTGTTTCGATCACCGAAACCCCAACCCAACAATTCGTGCGCGGCCTGCGCGAGCTGGCCGACTGGTATGAAGCCCACCCGGCAACACCCGCCCCCTACCGTTCGGATGTCACGATCTATGGCGCGACCCGTGAGCAAATCGCGCAAGCCGCCCGCGACCTCGGCAAGTGCGAAAAGGAATACGACGACGATTCTTTCGTGCTGAGCAGGCAGTTCGGCCAGTTGCGCCTCCGCTTCTACACCTCGCGCGAGAACGTCTGTGAGCGCGTGGTACGCACGGAAGTTATCCCGGAGAGCGTGAAGGAAATCGTCGAGTGGCGCTGTGAGCCGATCCTGGCTGCCGACTCCGAAGCGGGTGCAGCATGATCGCCCTCATCGCTCTCCCCATCTTTGTGTTGGCCTTGCTGGCGTGGGCCTGGAATATGGCGGTGTCACGATGAGCTACGAATACGTGAAGCAGTATTACGGCGTGAATCCCGAAGTGGGGATGCGCGTGAAGTCGCAGGATGGCAAGAAGGCTGGCGTGATCGTGGGAAAACCCTCTTACGACCATTACGTTCACGTTCGGCTGGACGGCCAAGAGCATGACGTGCCCTTTCATCCGCTCGATCTCATTTATCCAGATGCCGACCGGCGCGAGAAAGCGGGCGCGCAATGAAAATTCACATCACGCAAGACGATATCAGCCGGGGTAAACGGGAAGATATCGAAAACTGCCCTATCGCTCTAGCTGTCAAGCGAGCGACAGCATGTGCCTGCGTCACCATCGATGACGGCCTGGGCGGCATATCTACGGACGATCACGCCGGAACACTGCCGAAAAAGGCGGTACGGTTCATGCGCGATTTTGACGGCGGCATGGCCGTTCGCCCGTTCGACTTTAGCGTCCGCTGGAGGCGCGCATGACCTGCCCCGCTGCCACCTTTCCCACGCTGATCGAGGCCACGCTGGCGTTCTGCGAACTGCGCGGCATTGGGCACGAGGACGATTGCCTATGCTTTGCCTGCCGCTGGCGTCGGCTCGGCAACGACTCGCGCACGGAGGAATCCGAATGAGATACATCGACGAGTGCCAATGCTGCGAAGAGCCGACCGACGGCTACCCGCTGTGCGATGCGTGCATGACCCTATGCCAGGAGGGCGGCTGCAACGCCCCCATGCCGCGCATCTTTGGCGTGGACGTATTTATCTACGACTCCGGCACCCGGCAGTTGCTGCCGCTCTGCCCCAAGCACGCGGAGGCCGCATGAAGCCCATCGCCGATCCCGACACTATCAAAAAGATGGAGTGGCTCAAGGCGCGGCTGCGCAAGTACCCGCACAGGTACGACCAATCCGAAATATGCGGAATGCAGGCCTGCCTCTACGGGTTCTGTCTCCCGCGCATGTCGGGAAGCAAGGCCGTGACGGCCAACGCGAGCGCGGGGCTGGCTGGCCTCGACGAGTGGGCAGGATGGTTGGGGGTTTCCTGTTCGAAGGCGTCGCGACTGCTCCCCTCTGAATGGACTGGCGAAGCCTACAAGTTCAACCGCAACCCCGACGACACACCCCAGCGGGCCTCTGAGAAAGCCTGCCAGCGCATCGACCTCTGGCTCCAGTCCGGCGGTGCGATATGAGCCGCAACCTTCGCCTCCTCCGGCACCTGATCTGCGCGCACCACGACAGCTTCGAGGATGCGCGCTTGGTCGGCTGGACCGGCCGCTGCTTCAACGAGCCCGGGAGCGTCGTGGATTGTCTCTGCGGCAAGTACATCACCGTACCCAATAACTTCTGGAGCATCGTTGCAATCGAGACGGGGAAGGGCGTGCTGTTCACTGTGGCCATGACCATATTGATTCTGGAGGCGTTCGTTTTATGACAGTCGCAGAAGTAATCAAGGAGCTTCAGAAGATCGAGGACAAGGCCGTGCAGGTTTATTTCGACTGCCCAAAATGCGGCGCCGGGATGCTAATGCACAAAGTAGGAACCTGCGTTCTGGTGGAGACAAAGCAGGCACAGGAGAAAAGATGACGCCCCACGTTGCCCCCTATATCGAGTCCAGCAGTTACGCGGAGATGACCATGAGCGACCTCGACTACTTAGCCAAGCTCGGCATCACGCTCACGCCCGCAAAGCCCAAGCCCCGTTGGAGCGCGTGGCGTAGCAGGATCGCCGGCTGGGGCGTGGTGTCCTGCGCGATGCTCTACTTTGCCGCCTGGGCTGCGCTGGTGGCATTGGCAGTGGTGCTGCTGGCCGAGCAGGTGTGGAGGATGCTTTGAGTTTCCGTGCAGAGGTGGCACTCCACACGGGGAATGCAGCGGCGGCTAACGGCCCATCGAGGCTCATTGTCGTGCGCACGCAAGGAGCCGCTTGCTTCCAGGCCCCGCTGCATAAAGTTTTGTAACTGTTAGGAGAACGATATGGCAACAGCAATGGAGAAGATACCGCCGCACGGCACCGCGCTGGCGACAACCGAAGACGCCGTTATCACGCCGATGAGCTTGATCCAGTCGGCCATTATGCAAGGCGCGAGCATCGACACCATTGAGCGCCTAGCGAAGCTGCAACGCGAGATGGTCGAGTACGAGGCCAAAGTGGCCTTCGATAAGGCCATGGGTCGAGCGCAGAACAGGATGAAGCGTATCGGCACGGACGCCACCAACCCGCAGACGCATAGCCGCTACGCCACTTACTCGAAGCTGGACGGTGCGGTGCGGCCCATCTACACCGAAGAGGGTTTCGCGCTCTCCTTCGACACGGGCGATGCTCCGCCGGACACGGTGCGCGTGCTCTGCTATGCCTCGCACTCCTCCGGCTACACCCGCACCTACAAGGTGGACATGCCGTCAGATGGCAAGGGGGCTAAGGGCGGAGACGTGATGACTAAGACCCACGCTACCGGCGCGGCGATGTCTTACGGCCAGCGCTATCTACTGAAGATGATCTTCAACCTGTCTATCGGCGATACGGATGACGACGGCAACGGAGCTTCCTCTGCCGCGGTTCCCGAAGAGCAGGTTACCGAGCACATCGCCTACATGGAGAACGCCCGCACTACCTCTGAACTGCAAACCTACTTTGCCCGCGCCTACAAAATAGCGGAGGCGGCAAAGGACCGCGAGGCGGCAAAGAGCTTCATCGCGGCGCGGGACAAGATACGGAAGGTGCTCAATGCGAACCGTTGAGTGCGAGCAGGGATCGGCGCAATGGCTGGCAGTGAGATCGGGCCGCATCACCGCCTCCCGTATCTGCGATGTGATGGCCGTGCTCAAGCGCGGAGGAGAGAGCGCGGATCGGCGCAACTACCGCATGGCACTGGTAGCGGAGCGACTGACCGGGCAAAGCGAGCAGCACTATGTCAGCCCGGAGATGCTGTGGGGCACAGAGCAAGAGCAGTTCGCCCGCACCGCCTATGAACTACAGAACGAGGTAATGACGGATCAGGTCGGTTTCGTTCTCCATCCGACGCTCGATTATTCCGGCGCCTCACCGGACAGCCTTGTGGGCGATCTTGGCGGCTTGGAGTTGAAGTGCCCCAAAACCACCACTCACCTCGCGTACATGATGGCTGGGCAAGTACCGGAAGAGTATCAGCACCAGATGCAATGGAACATGGCTTGTGCAGATCGCGAGTGGTGGGACTTTGCCAGCTACGATCCACGCTTGCCGGAAGGGCTGCGCCTCTTTAAGGCGCGGCTGCCTCGCGACGAGGGCCACATTGCGGAGATCACGGAAGAGGTTATCCGGCTCAATTCCGAGGTGGAGGAAATCCTGCGACGCCTGGGCGCGCCGAAGTGGAACTCCGCACTGCCTCCTACCCATGCCGAGCTAAACGCAAAGACGGTCAAGGTGGGAGATATCGACGTGCCCGAAGACATCATGGCCATGCTGGCCGGAGAGGTTATTCCATGAATGACTACGGCGAACCCTGGAACATCAGCAAAATGGGCTACGTTCAGAAGGCGCTCGGCACTGCTGTCGGCGTTGGGGATTTCGACCGCATCGTCCTCTGCGTCAACGCCCTGGCCGGCCTCGACGATGAGGCGGTGGCGCGGCTCACCCATGTTGCCGAGCTGGCGCGTGGTACCGATGGCCCGGAACAGGCGGCGCAGCTCCAGCATGACGAGGCGCGGATCGAGGCCATCGTGGAAGGGGTGCTGGCTAGACACGGCATCATCGTGGGCAAGTGAA